ATCTCCTGCCTCTATGAGGACTTTAAAAGTTATAGTAAGTTGGATTACTTATATAAGTTAATCCATTAAAATAATATATACATGAAATTTTTTTTGAATCCATTTTTAGATAAAAAAAAAAGAAATAATATACAGGGATGAGGATTATAATCCTCATCCCTGTATAATTAATTAAATTATTATTTTACATCAGCACTATTATCTGCAGGTACGGTAGTATCAGTTACTGCAGGAGTGGGTTCTGTCGATTCTTTAATTTTCAGGCCAGCACCGACTGCAGTTAAGAATGCGCCTGCTGCGCCTAAAAAGTTCCATACGTCAAAATGTTGACTAGTATAAACATTGTAGCCTTCATAAATGATCGCTGCAAAGGAAAACAATAAAGCCAACCACTTTACTAGGTCATGTGTTTCATTATCTTTGCCAGTTAATATATGGCTAATTGGATGATTTTTATCCATAATTAATTCCTATTGTCTTAAGATGTCTTCAATAGATTCATTTCTTTCACTCTTATTAACTAAGGCTGATGTTAAACCTTCATTAAAATGAGCACCTAGTAACTTAGCAGTGGTATTACTACTTTGATAAGCTACGGATTTTAATGGTACAAAGATAGGTTTAATTTTGCTATGAGGATCATTAAGTCTTGGATCGTGTCTAAAGAATTTAGCCCTATCTTCTTTTTGTCTGCACATAGCCACAGTTAATAATTCTAGTAGTGCAGCATCAGCACCTAATTTAGCATTACCATGACTTAATGCAGTTTCAAATAAAACTGCATGATCTTCCATAGTAATGTACCAAGGCACTTTACCTTTAGAAATAATCTCATTATAAATACGATATACTAAGGTACCAATTCTAATGAGATTAAGATTCTTAATAATGGTATCGCCTGCAATAAAACCAAACTCTAAATATTTCTCACCATGGATATCCACTGTATTGGTAGTACTTGGTTTAATTTCCATTAAGGTACAAGCATTACTAGTTGCATAATACTTGTCATCAACCGTCATACCGAAGATACCTACAATTCTAATAACATCATCAATGGTACATAGACTAGCACTTGTATAATGTTCAGGAATATATATCTTACAAGGATGAACAGCTACTAATGAATCACCTACTTCTTTACAAGCAGCATGAACTTTAGCAGCATCTCGAATTAAGTGATTAACATTCATCGTTTATACCGACATACTTACAATCTGTGATTTTAACCATCTAGCAATTAATCTAATGCACGCAATGTATAAGGCATAATCTAGATCAGGCTCTTTCATTTCATGTAAGATATTATCAATTTCTAATAAAATATCTTTTACATCAGATCCTTCAGTTAATGTTCTAGAAACTACTTTAATAACATATTGTACTAGATATTTAGCACCATGATATTCATGCTCTAATGCAGCAGTTAATCTTAATTGCATGGCAGCTTTATCAACACCTTCCATACCCATAATTAGTGTAGCCATGTAATCTCTGGTTACACGTCTTACTAGAGTAATATCTTCCAGTGTTTCTTTAGCCTTTAATTGATTAATTTTCATGGTATAGATATCTGAATACTTTTCTGGATTATTTCTTAAATCCAGATCTCTATCTATAGCTGATGTATTGCCATGGGTAGATAAGAAACCTAAAGCAGCTTCAGGACTACCGCCTTTGTTTTGAATCCATTCTCTGTAGTTTGGACCATAAACCATTAGGCAATTGCGAGCTAAGTAATCAGTATCGTTAAAACTTACTTTAGCTAAGATTTCACCATTAGAAATAGATCTATCATAAGCTAGTGTATCTCTATAGATCTTACCGGCAATAGCAGCTCGCAGTTTAGCGACCAATGCTCTTAAAGCAGTATCTTCCATTAAAGCTGAACACTTATCAGTTTTTTCATTTTGTATTCCAGTTAATAATAGGAAATACAAAATAGATCTAGGCAGGCTTAACTGCGCCGTATCAATAGCATCTGGAATCGTTCTAGCTTCAGAGATAATATCTTTAAGATACTCAGTCGCCTTAGCGTCCAGTAAGTTAGAGCCTGTTTTAATTAGATCTTCAATTTCAGCTGAGGTAAAATCTTCAGCTAATCTTTTTGATAATTCATAACATTCAGACGATACAAAAGGAATAGTATCTTTATAAGGATCTAATAACTGAGTAAATAATTCATCAGTTAAAATACTAGGCATTTCAATTAACTTAATATTGCCCAGTAACCCTACGCTAGCTAAAGCACTTTCTTTTCTAACCTCTTCAACTTCTTTAACAATTGCTCTGCAATGGGGGTTGACTACATTCTTTGCTGTATCAATAATGTTTCCCATCACAATAGCAATCTTTTTAACACAGGCGGTTTCATAACCTGAATGTGTACCAAATGTATTATTGCCTTCAATTGATAAATCCATAATCCTTTCATCAGTCCCTGTATCATTAATACAAGTTAATGTTTTAAAGATAAGATCTAATGCTGAGGCTTGTACCGGCATCAGTGCTTTACCACTATAAGTAGCTGCACTGACAATATGACTTGTTTCATTTAAAACCTTTCTGGTAATCATTAGTATACTCCTTTTAAACAGCTAGTTCAGATAATAAAGCAGCGGCTACTAATTCTTCAGTTTCACTTTCTGCTAAAGGAGATTTACCTATTTTATCACCAATCATTTCTTTTAAAATAGCAGTCCCTAATGAGACTGCACAAGCGATTGTTTTCTTAGTAATGATTTGTTTTTCTGGTAACTTTTCTTCTACTACTAAATTTAGATCATCCATCATTTATCCTCTTTTATATTTTAAACCCATTTGTTTAGAAAGCTCTTTTAGTACGGTATTCATAACACCCATAATTTCTGGAGAAACTACGATACGTGCAGCAACGGCATAAAATCCAAATAAAGCATCGACTTTAATGCCATTTCTAGCAATAATGGGTGAGGTAGAAACTCGGCTAATAGTAGATTTTAACTGATTAGCAAACACGACTTTCCTTTTTGTTCCATTAATTCGTTAGATTAATGCGGTGTGCAAAGACACCCGCCCTTACTTTCATAAGGGAGCAGATCATATCATCCACCTATTTGTAGGTGGTTTCCCATTTCTTCCCACTTGGGGTCTACAGGGTGGTAAGCCCTTGATCGTTGAACGTTCTCCATGTATTCTAATGAATATTTAGGAGCTTCGCTGCTGATTGCCCAATCTTTATTATTTTTAAACATTCATATTTCTTTTCAAAAATACAGTAGTTAATAAAGCTCTAAGGGATTTCCAGCAATTAAGGAAAAACGAATATAATATTACTATTATACCGGACTAATTATTTAATTAAACAACTCTTCAATGATCCAGCCATTATATGGCATTTTATAATGTAATCTATTTTTAAGGGTCTTTTTATCTAAACCTAAATATTTACGTAATGTTGCCGAGCTATTGAATTTTAAAATTTCATTATCTTTTATGTTAGTTATAATAAAATTTCTGGGAACAGAATGTTTAACTGTATAAAAGTTATCTAACCATTCTTTATCACTTTTAGATCTAAAAATAAAATTACCAATAGCAGTTTGCCGTTCAGAATAAACAGCTTTACGTACCATTGAAATATCAGTATTTGTTATTTTAGCCAGAGTGGTTGCATGTTCTGCATGTATTATTTCACCAGTTTCAATATTTTTAGCTTCATATCCGTTTGTATTCTCAATTATTTGATTTCGTTTTTCTGGTGTAGTGTAATACCATTCTGTAGTGTCATTGATATCTTTAATTTCAAATCTTTTACAGAATAGTCTAGGTATTAAAATGCCATTAATTAATTTCTTAAATGGTCTGTTATGGAATTTTAATCCAATACTTTTAAACCCAGCAGTGTGAGAATGGTACTCAGTTATAGTATTATTTAAATAATCTCGTATAACACAGCGCTTATTATCAGTTCTTAAATTGCTAATAAAGGCATGATTATTATTTTCTCTTGGCGTAACCCATTCCAAATTAATTATACGGTTATCTAATTTATTACCATTTTTATGATTAACATAAATTTTGTTACTTATATCGCTATTATATATAAATGCTTTAGCCATCAGCAAATGTGTACATACGGGACGCCATCTATTTTTATCAGGATCCCTAATATTAACACATGGATATCCATAAGGATTTAGTCTTATACTCATTTCTAAATCTTTATTTTTATATAACGAAATAACTTTACCATTCTTATTTATAGCAAAATTAGTAAAACCAGGAATTATTCTAAACCCATTCTTATAAAGAATAGGGTTAGTAAAATACATTACCATACCACATCTAACCTTTAATACCCTGCTAGTTATTGGCATAAATTTTATTTTAACTAATTCATTAAGGGGTAACTTTACATCATAATGGCATAATAAACTAACCCATGTTTTATCCAATTGCACTATTTCACCAGAAATTTCTATATCAATAAATTGATCGTTTAAAACTATATCTTTTCCCTTAAATCTATAATTTCCATTAATATCAAATGAATGGTCTTCATTAAGATAAAATTTTTTATACATGTTATTTAACCTATAAATGATTGAATGTGTGTATAAATAATATATATCTTAAAGAAATTTGTGTTTATTAAAAGGAATAATCACCGCAATTCATTGGCAGCTCACCATCTATATAGATTTTAATAGCCAATTGATTTTCTACCACTTTCTTACCTGCTATTCGTACCGTCTCATCTATTCGTCCAGTCTTAGCTTCATCTAATTGATATCGCTTTACACGCTTAGCTCTATTGGAGTCATAATACTCTGCAATCTTTTGCAAACTAAAATGCATATCATCTATTTTTCCATAGTAAACCACTTCAATATCAGTTACTTTACCATAGACTTTAGCTTTCGGATTATTAGCGTTAATAGCTGTTAAAGCCTTAATAGCTGCGGCATCTTTAGCATCCACATTCTCGCCAATAGCCTGCTCTAAAGTACATAATATTGTTTCAGGGTCCACTACATCACCTATTTTTACTAGGTTATGAATGATGGTATCAAAGTCTACTATTACCCCGTGCAGAGTCGTTGTAGGCGTTACTAATTTACTAGCCAGTTCACTAGTAATAACTGATCCATCTTCAGTAACATCCATATTTTCTACTAAAGCTACTTTACAAATTAAGCTGCCTTTATAGACAACATTTCTAGGATTTATTTCTGATCTTTGAAAGAATCCAGAGTTAAAGACTAATGCATCACCTTTTTTAAACTGATGTCCTTTCTTTAAATCACTGATTCTAGTATGAGGTATAGTAACACCCGATACAGTACCATGATAAATACCTAATTCATAATTAACCAGTCTATCTTTACCATACTTAACAGTTAAAACATCTTTTTTATTATCTTCTACAATACCATCTTCTTCTGCAGTAACAACAAAGATATCATCTGCTTTAGCACCAATGACTTCTTCATAACCTGTTCTATAATGACTAGGATGATATCCATTGCAGGCAACTGTATGACTATCCTGAATGCCTTTATAATTTACGCGTTTACTATCATCGTGACTTAATGAAACACCAGCTAGGGTGGTACTACTTAATGCATTAGTGGCCCCATCTTTCTCATGATTAAATTCTCTAGTAACTCCTCTTAAATTGACAAAGTTAGGATTAGCTGTAAAGTATGCTCTAATACCTACCTTAGCACTATCTGGAGTAGACTCCGATATAACACCTAAATCCTTTTCATTATAAGCTCTAGTCTCCTTTACCATTGTTTCAGCAGATCTACCACCTGCGCCGCCATGAGTAAAAGATTCATGCTCCTTTAGATTGTGCAGTGGATTACTTTCTTCTACTAATGATACTGACTGATCTTGAATGATATCTAGCCAAACCGATTTAGGATTAATAGTCACACCCACATTACTCATACTACCACCTGCCCTGTGAGTACGCATAGCAGTAATCAATTGATGGTATAACAAGCCCGATAGTCTTTCATAACCTTTATACCTAACTGCATTTAAATCATGTACAAAGTCATCCACTAATAAGCTATTAGCTCTTAATAATAAATGATAAAAATCAGTAGGCTCTCCCATCTCCTTTAATAGATTAAGAGTAATGGGTTCCATCCACATATCAAACATTAGTTTTAGTTCTCTTAAGTGATAATTAGTGACACCTAATCCACTCATTAAACTACTGTAAATATTAGGTCTATTAAAGTCACTTCCTTTATATTTAGAGATATCATTTTTAATAGCCAGTAATCCACCGACTATTAATTTATCTGCAGGTTTAGTTACTGTAATAACGTAGACGATATCTTTAAACTTTAGTTTAACTTCATCTGGATGATAAGCTAATCTTACATTAGTTGCTGAGAGTGTAAAAGGTATTTGTAATTTCTTTAACATCTCATCTAAACCAAAGAGATAAGAAAAAGCTAGGCCTAATGGAATACGTCTATTAAAGACTGACATTTCAGAATATTCAATAGGTCCATTACCTAATGATGGATCTATTAAATAAGGTATAGTGCCTAATTCCTCAATTGAATCAGCTTTGGTGGATCTAATACCACTACCCCAGAATGTATAAACAGTCCCCTCATTATCCATTCCTAATAAACCTAATCCGCCAATTAACTCCCCAACTACCACGCAGTCTTCATCCTTAATTTTTTCATATAAAGAATGATCGTATTCATGTAATTTCTTTTCTATAGCAAAGTCTAAATGATATTGGAATCTAATAATTCCATCTACTAAAAATCTTCCACAGTCAAAACTGGTAATTGCTTCACAAATAGCCGTATAAGCTCTAGGTAATTGCAGATTCTTTATTTTATTAATACCATAGAGTAGATTACCAATAGTTCCATCATTTTTAGTAAATCTATTTATAATCTCTTTTAAAATCCATTTACTGTAGTTACTTGCTACACTTTCATTTCTAGTAACAAATATCTTTCCATAATAACTAGTCAAAGAAACAGTATTAGATTTTACCTTAAAAATTGGAAGTTCTCCGCGCTGACTAGTTAAAGAATAGCGTATTCCACCAGCTACGAAAGTACCATCAGCATTAACTACTGGTATAGTAAAATGAATAGTACTCGCCTCCCCATTAATAGGTTGCAGTGATACACTGTAGGTATCAGATTTAGTAACTGCATTATTCTTTCTTTTTACTTTAATATCCTTTACTATTACCCCACCTTTGTGTAAATTTAACACTGTGGCTATAATATCTTTAGGCAATACTTCAGTAACGTATTTACTCGTAAATTCTTTCATGGTAGAGTGTAGCATACTCTCATCATGAATAGTAATACTTTCATCTAATAATTTAGTATCAGTAATAGTTAAATCATTATCGGTAATTGCCATTTCCTCTAGTGTCTTGCCAGAGCCATGAGGGTCTAATATTGTCTTATACTTTTGACTGAGTTTTAATAATCCTTTTTGTTCAGCTTCAGATAGAGCACCCATTTCTCCAGCTTCTTTAATCTTCCTTACAATGACTTCGTTAGATACTAAATCATTTTCCCCTAAGTCCTTATCATTAATATCTACAATGTCTGGATTGTTAGGTGTTCTTAAAGCTACTATACCATCCAGAAAGTGATATAAGCTATTCATGCAGACTTCAGGATCTTCATGTGACCAATCTAATAGATCCTTTAATCTAATGATAATAGTATTATTTAACTCTACAAAGACTAGATTAACATGTTCGATCGCTTCATCAGATACTTTAGTAATAACTGATTCAATACTAGGGTTAATGATTCTCCATAATTCTAATAAGTCAAAACTCTCATTAGTGTGAAAATCTGCTAGTCCATTACTCGTAAAGTTCTTAGTATATTTACTTAAGTCAGATCGAGTAGGCAATATCTCTGGCAGTAGATATCTAATAAAGTGCTCTCTCCTACCACCAATCTGATTAATCATATCCCACATAGTCAGTCGAATGTTATACCATTCTTGATAGACGACTAAGGTATTATTAGTATACTTATTTAATCTAGGCAATAGAGCATAGTTAATAACAATAGGGGCACTATTGTTACTTAATGACCTATCTAGATTAGTCAATGGTTTAATATTTAGATGTGTTTTTTGATATCGTCTGATAACATTATTAATAGGTATATTGGTGCTACTTACATTGCCAATACCTACCTTTAAATGTAGCATGTGATAAATATAGATTGGGCTACTATTTCCATTTCTAATTAAACAATAGGAGTTGTCTATCCCTACTGTTTGATCAGTTTCCCCAATATAGTGAATAACACTATTACTGGGTAGAAAAAACTGACTCGATGGATTATGTTTACCACCATTGACTATCTTACCAATGGGATAAGTCAAAAACTTTTTATCCCATTCTTTTATTGGTAAATACATTACTTACTCCTATTCATATATTTTAGTAAAGCTATTGAGCACGAGTGGACTAACTTTATCAATAACTCCGTATAATAATCCGCCACTAGGATTCATAAATGATTTTTTATTATTCATAAACTTTTTAGCTTCCTCTACCGCTTCTTTTGAGATTACAAAATTTAGAGAGACTTTCGATTTGTTCAGATGAAGTCGTTAATTTCACCTCGCAGCATTACCTGCAGCTATAACTCTCGTTATAGACCAGACTATATCTTCTACCTATTAATATATTCATTAATATACCAATAGGCAGCTTCCCATTTCTTCCCACTTGGGCTTTACACCGTGGTTAGCGGTTAGTCGTTGAACGTTCTCCATGTATTCTATAGAATATTTAGGAGCTTCGCTGCTGATTTTCTCTACCTAATAGTTTTCAAACATTGGTATTACTTTTCAATAATACAGTAGTCTATTAGTCTAACAAGATGTTCCAGCAATTAAAGAAGAATCTATCCCAGTATTACTACTGAGTAGGACACTGATACTTAAACTATTTTATACTTAAAATGCCAATCTGAATTAATGGGTATTCCATTTAGATTCCTAATAATAGCTTTTCGGTTTATTCGAGTAACACCTTCAGCCATTTATAAGTATTACGATAAAAAAGTATTCAGAAAAATAAGTACAACTAGAATAAGCTAGAATCACCATCGAAATCTGCTTGTAATCCTTCGGGTTTAGAACTGTGTACCGATACTGAATCTATAAAAGGTTGTCCTTTAATAGGCATGTTTATAGCCTTAGATTCATTTTCTACAGGACACCAATTATCATCCAATCTTTGCAGAATTTCTGTTTTTACTGTTGTTTGCAGGTAAACCATACTGCAGTAAATACTGCCTGTACCTACAATGGGATATCTTGTTATATAGGTAGCTACTTCTTTACTTTGTAGATAAACGGAAATATAAAACATTTCAGTCCAAGTAATAGGTGCTACATTCTTTCTATCTAAACGTTTAGGTAAATCAGTAATGTCATAAAAGACCCTAAAGTATTTATCATCCCTATAAAGCAATGCTGCATAATGACCATCTATTATAATAGGCTTATGCCTTGCATCTAATTTAGCATAACCAGTTAATAGTTTTTCAATACCTTTTTCACTGCCCCAATTATCTTTAACAAAAGTAGAAGGTGTAATCATTCTTTCTTCTAATGTCTTGCTATCGACTACCCAGATATCATTAGGTAAGTTATTGACTATTCTATTCATTGGACCTGCTTTAATTCCATAGATAGATAGCTCAGTAGTACCCTTTAAATACTGGTGTAAACCACAGGTTGTATCATTAACAGTAACTGCATCTATATCGCCTAATTTCTTAGGAGCAGGATCAATTGCAGTGATTACATTTCGTGTTCCGCCATGAATACTGCGGCTTGCCCATTTGGATAAGAAGAATCCTCTTTTACCCTCAAGGATAGATTCTATGTAATCATAGATGTTATTAAATCCTAATTGGAGAGACCATCTAACAGTATCTAAGATGGGATCATTTTTAGCGGTAGAGAAAGTAGAAATAGTATTAGCAGATCGCATGACTTTTCTATAAAGCGCGTTAATGTCATCTTCAACAGTTCTTTTATTTTCATCTATTTCAATGTCTCTAAGACCTGCTGGAATAACGACTAAATACCGATACATACATTTTTCATGAGACTTATCTAGAAACTTAATTCTTAAATCTCTAATCGGTGAATTATTTTCAGCATGTAAGATATCATGAAAGTGTTCCATAAAGAAGGCATAACCTGTTCTGCCATCTATGATATTAGATTTTACAAAGTCTTTTAGATTATTATCCCAAGTAGCATAAGCTGCTCCAGACATAATAAGTTTATATAAACCTTTTAATCTAGTGAGTTCTAAAAAGACTTTAGGATGCATGACTTCAGTACGCATGTCTATATAAGACAGTCTTCTTTGTCTAGTAGGTGATCCAAGATCACCAAAGATAATAGATGAATATAAACCTTGTGGATTAAATGATCCATCAATGGTATAAATATCCATTGACTGAGTAGGCAGTAAGCCTGCTAATCGACTCTTATCAGGAGAGAGTAGATATAAATTAAATGGTAATCGCTTGAGTGCCATAGTGTTTCCTTTTATAAATTTAAATAGAGCTAGGTGGTATCATGGCTAAGAATAAAGAATTTGATTTAGAAAAAATGGGTGAAATGGATGACGATAAATTACTCAATGCATTAGAGGCTGCCTTTGGTGATGACGATGATTTATTTGATACAGAAATTAAAGATAATAGAAAACCGACTACAGTTATTAAAGATACCATAGTCGATGCTTTCTCTGGTACGGATAATATCTTAAAGGTAACTAAGTCTCTTATTAAAAGAGCATTGCCAGATAGCTATGGTGATACCATGGATACACTTGAGAATGTATCCAGGGATGTTAAAGATACTTATGACGATACTGTTTATAAGTTAGAGCCTGCTATTAATAATGTTAAATTAGGCATTAAAGGTGCTCTTCCTACTATAGAAAAGATACTGCCTGCGGGAATGGCTAGAAAGATTAAAAAGTTTGCAGAAACTGCAAATGAACAACCTTATTCTGACTATAGTAAAAAGGATTATCAGGGTGAAGAAATTAGTAATACGATTCAAACTATCTTTGGTGCTGAAGTAGCAGAAAGAGAAGTTAGGGAACGTAAGGCTAATATACATAGGAATATTGACAGGACTATAAATAAAAAACAGTTTAAAGTCAGTGCTACTCTGCAAACCCATATGGCTAACAATATAGGTCGTATTGTTAGTTATCAAGATGAAGTATTAGATAAGTACTATAGAAAATCTTTAGATCTTCAATACCGTTCATACTTTGCTTTAAGATCATTATTAGATCTAAAGAAAGATGAAGTAGTTTCTAATAAGATTCGATTTGATAATATCATTAAAAATACTGGTTTACCAGATATTGTAAAAAGTAGATTAAATGAAGATTTTAAAACAGAGTTAAGAAATAGATTAATTGGTAGAGTACATGATGATTTAGCTACTCGATTAAGAAACTTACCAACTAGAACGCGTGATAGATTAAAAGAAACTATTCGTGGGATAGTAGAAGGTTTTTCAGGTGCTGCAGAAAGTAGTGTTTCATTAAATGAACAATTCTCTGGCTTGCCATTAGGTGAAATGGCTAAGATGGAGGGTGGGGATTTTGCCAGACATCATCTAGGTGCACAAATTGGTAAAAAGTTTAGAGATACTATACCTAAATATTTAAATAAAGTAAATCCAAACATTTGGGGATCTATTGAAAACTTTGGTAATACTCTAAAAAGATACCATTCTGAATGGCCAGGTTATTTAAATAGAAAGTTTGGTGAAGGTAAAGGAATACTAGGTCAAATAGGTACTCTAACAGGTACTGAGTTTGGCGATACAAACACTATTAATAATAGCTTAGTAGCTGATGCTACTACTGCTACACCTTGGGATACATTATCTAGAAGAACTCTAGTAGAAATTATTCCAGGTTATTTGTCAAGAACTTTAAATGAAATATCTGGCATACATGCTTTATTAGCCGGTAAAGAAACGCCCAATGAAGTAGTTTATAGCCATGAGTTTGAAGACTTTGTTACTAAAAAGAAAGCATTAAAACAAATAAGAAAAAGATTTAGAGGCACAATAGGCAGTGGATTGAAAGATAAGATTAATGCTATTATTGATATAGTAGATCCAGATGGCACTAAATTATCTGAAAGTGAAAGAGTAGAATTAGGTGGTATCATTGTAAAGGAATTAAGAAAAGGTAATAACTTTGATCCTAGAGATTTTGCTGATCCTTATAATTTAGACACACCTAAAGCAGAAAAATATGCTCAGTTATTTAGGGATACTTTTAATATAACTGAAGAGATGGTAGAAGAAGATGGCTTTTTAACATCTAAACTACAAGTAGGTGGTGCGGGGGAAGCTAATCTTAAACATAAAAATGCTGCTTTACTATATGGTGAGGCTAGAGGTAGTTTAGGGAACTACAATGCTTTATTAAATGAATATTTTAAAACAGGCAATAAATCATTACTGCGTGAGTTAGGTATTTTAAAAGAAGAAACTGGAACACTCCATGTTAATAATGACTATAAAAATAGAGATATTAGAGAATGGTTAAAATTAGGTAATAAAGGTAATTATACTGCTGAGGCAAAAGCCTATTATGAAGGTACTGATACTACCATGGGTCCACCAAAGCCATCACAAACATTTGCAGGATTCCAATTAGGTGGATTAGGTGAAAAAATAGATAAAATAACGCATGAAGAAACTTTAAGTAAGTTATACAAATTAACAGAAACTAATGATGATAAGAAATTAGCATTATTAGAATCTATTAATGATAGATTACTAAATTTTGGTTATTTTACCCCACCCCATGAGTCATCTGAAAATATTAATGCTTCCCACGGTTCAGTAACTGTACGAACTAGTAGAAGAAAAAATAATCAAAGAACAACCATTCCTGTTAATCAGCCTACACCTGCACCAGCTACACCATTTTCTATTTATGAAATGATGCAAATGGTAAAAGATTATGGTGGTAAAATGTCATTGCATGATGCTACTGGTTTAATGAATAAGATAGCAAATGCCGGTGGTTATTTAAATACCTCTAGTACAACTATTCGCAATTTATTAAAAAGAGTTACTAAATCCACTGCTAAAGAAATGAAAAAGGCAGATGCATTTAATGCCACTGGTCATCCTGCTATGGGAAAAACATGGGCTACTCCGGTACAACATCAATTTAATTATGACTTTACTACAGGCACTAAAGAGTCTACTAGTAAAGGTAATGATAGAGAAATGCCTAAGGTTTATAAAATTCCTAATGGGAAATATCTATACCTTCATGATAAATTAACGGGTGAGTGGAAAGTTAGGGATTCTGAAACCGATGAACCTTGGATGGATATCGAAAAGCCTGATGCAGAGCTAGTTAAAAAGTTTGTTCCCGCAGACAAAGAAAAACCTAAATCCTCTAGTACCAAGGCTAAAGGTGGTACTAAAGAAGAAAATGTAAAAAAACTTCGTAAAGGATTAGCAGGTTTATTTATAGGTACAGGTAGATTAGTAAGAAAAGGAGTTAGAGGTTATTTTAAAGCTTTAATGCCTGCTAAAAAATATATCAATAAAAAAATTGATAATGCAGCAATTAAAGTATTTAAAAAGGTATTAGATCCAACAGGCATGTTTACCAGTATGTTTTCTTCTATATCGGCTACAATAGGTGAAATAATTGAAAGAAGAGATGATCGAATAGATTTTACACTGCACTCTATTTTAGATTATTTAAAACAAGCTATACCTGGAAAAGATTCTGAAGAAAAAGAAGCTATGCGTGAAGGTGGCTGGAAAAGTATACAAGAACATCGCAAGCAAAAGATGGAAGAAAATAAGAAAAAGAAAGCTGAAGAAAAAGCAGAATCAGATTCTAAATGGAAAGGTGCTCCAAAAAACGATACTGTTGGTAAAGTAGGCGGTTTTATGGATAACATCCTTAGTAAAGGATTAGACTTTATTAGTAGTTTAGGAATACCAGAATTACTAGGTGGTGTAGGCGCATTTCTTGGTGCTACTAATATAGGTAGAACTGTAGTGGGTGCTACAGAAGCTTTAGGTGGTTTAGTTGCAATGGCTACAGAAGGTGCTATTGCAGCAATGGCTACGTTAGCTATGCCTGAAGTAGCTATGATAGCGGGTACAGTAGCTGCTGTGGGTGCAACAGCTTATGCGGCCTATAAAGGATATGAAGCATTAAATAGAAGGCGATCTTTAGATAGATTAGAGAAAATACGCTTTATGCAATATGGTATTCCATTAGATAATGGAAGAGCTATTGGTAAAGTTAGATTCTTAGAAGAAACTATTGATGACGTTTATACCTTTGGATCAAATGGAGCCGCTAAATTAAAGTTAAAGCTACAAGAAATTTGGGAAAAATATTATTCAGATTTTGATTGGAGAGCTGAAGATGAACGTGGGGCTAAAGCTTTTATGGATTGGTATATTAGACGATTTGTACCAGTTTATGTTAAGCATAGAACTGTAGCTAGTATCTTAAAAATTACTTTAGATGAATTAGATTCAACACTTAAAGATGAAGATCTATCTGCTTATGTTAAAGCTATTCAGTTTGGACCTAAAGATAAAGAAGGTAAATTAGATCCTTATAACATTACTATTTCTCCTTTTAGATATTATTCTTTGGAAAATAGACTCGAAACATTAAGTCTCTATTGCCAGCAGTTAATTATTGAGGGCGATAAAGCTAATGAGGGAAAAGATGATGCCTCTAAAAATAACTTAGATCCAAAAGAATTATCTAAAGCAGTTACTAGTACACCTGGTAAAAGAAAAGAAAACGAAGATAAAAAAGTAGCTGATGAAAACTTAAAGAAGGTTAATGCGGTTAATGAATCCGAACAAAAAGAAGCTAAGAAAGAGCAAGAGAAATCTACTCTAGAAAAGATATCAGATTTTGTTAAAGATAAATTTGGTGTTGATGTTCCTGCGGCGGCTAATAATGTTAAAAACTTTGTTGGTAGAGTGGGTGAAGATTTAGCTGTGGGCGCTAAAAAGTTACCAGGTGCAATTGGTGGATTTGTTAATACCAAGATAGTACAGCCTGTTAAAAATTCATTAGCTGGATTAATATCTGGACATGAATCGGGTGGTAATTATGATATTGCTAATCGTGGTAATATTAATGGTCATAACTTAGGTATATCAACTGCTAAAGTAAGTACCATGACTATTGGCGATATCTTAGCCGCTAATAAGAAATCGGCTAGTGACCCATCTAGAATTTTGGCTGCTGGTAAATATCAGTTAATTACACCTACATTAGCTGATGCTGCTAAACAATTAAATTTACCAATGACCACTGTATTTGACAAAAAGACTCAAGAGTATATTTTTGCTAAATACTTATTAGGCATTAAAGGAAATACTAAGCTCCTTAATGCTTATATAAAAGGTAGCGATGTAGATAAAATGAAGATGATGAAAAATCTAGCCAGAGAATGGACTAGTATTGCTGATCCTTATACGGGTAAAACAGCTGGCGGTGCTGGCAATAAAGCATTTGTTACCGCAGATCAAGCATTAGCAACTATTGATAAAGCTAGGGCTATGTATGCTTCATTTAAAGAAATGGGTTTATCAGATGATGAAGCTTTCCAGCAAGCAGTAGCATCTGATGGAACTAATGTTCCCTTAACTAATTTGGCAGGCTCTGCAGCTAAACCTGATGCTGGTAATGGTGAAATGGTTCAAGCTACTCCTCCAAAAATAGCTGCACCAACACTAGCCAATGGCGCTAATAATTCTGTGGCTAGTAATGTTATTCCACCACCCGCTGCTGCTCCTAATGTAGATAAATCTAAGACGTTAGAAGCTGCATCGGCAGACAATGCCAAATCTACTAATACGGTGGCCGTTAATAATTCTAGTCCTGCACCTTCCGCTGGTCCTAGAGCTAATAACTATCCAGATCTTACACATGTTAGTAAAGCTATTAATAGTACATCTGCCGATGCCAATAAACAGCGTGATGCTCAAATAGCAGAACAGCAAAAAACTAATATGTTGTTAGCTCAACTCACTGATAGTTTAACAGCTAGTTTAAATGATAAGAATATACCCACTACATTGATGAAACCGTCAGAAAGTCCTGTAGTAAAACAAAAAGTAAATCCTGTTATTAATTTAGCAAGAAATATTTAATAATTAATATAGGGTTAATTGGATATCCAATTAACCCTATACTTTAAAGGAGTTTTTAATGACAATGAATACTAATACCGCTTTACTTAATGAATTAACAAATAATTCATGGGTAAGACAAGCTTTATTTTTACCCATTAGAGGGGATGGTTCTGGAAACCCTGGTGGATTATTTGTAAATGCTCGAGCTAAAAAAATACAAATAGCAGGAACCTATAGTTTAGAATCTTTAAATTTTGAAGATACGTCATTGGGTGGAAATAGATCTATTAATCCTAAATATCAATTTACCAGTTATGCAGATCAAAATTTACCTTCTCTTTTATATAATACCACTTCTAATGGTAAACCCAATAGAAATCAATCTATGGGTATGGGAAGGTATTATGCTGAGGCCATTAATAGTAATGCCCAAAGAATAACCCTACAATATGGTGTACCAGCCTTTAACTCAGTCTCCAACTACATGAATACCTTTTATGATTCTAATATTGCAAAAACTGCAACAACAGGTGAAGTAGGTATTGGATGGATGAGTACCGTAATAGAATGGGCTGCTAGAATTACCGTATACTACATGGTACCAGTATTAGCCCTATCTTCTTTTATAGTAGGTACGGCTGGTGCAGTGATTAATAATATTAATAAAAGGCCAACAAGTAAATTTTATTACATGACACCTACCATGCCATTATACTGGAGTAGCGTGCAGACCATTGCCAATGCATTGGCAGTTAATATGAAACTAGTTCAGGGTTTATCTAACGATGTTTTAACTCAGCCTGTGGGTCAAGAACAAACAGGAATTAATTGGGAAAAGTTAGGATTTACCACCAGTGAAGGGGCTACCGGAACTAATAATGCACTAGCCTCTACTTATGAAAAATATTTACCAGATATTCTATTGCCCAATGGATCTGGAATAGATTTTAAACAAGTGGCTACTAGATATCAAAGACTTGCCGATGCCCATACCAGAATATTAACTGATATCAGAAATAGAGCGACTGATGATGATCATGCTTTTGCTTTAATTCAAGAATATATTTCAGGAAATAAAAGTGAATTAAAAGTAGAAACAGGTATGGGATTAAATGACCTATTAAAGGCCTACGCCACTGTGTCTGAAAATGCATCAAAGAGTTTAATGGATCAATTAGTATATCCTGATCCGCCTTCACAATCAGATGGCGTGGATAATAAATCGCCTGATAATTTAAGTTCAGCTGCTCGGGCAGCAGCCACTGCATCGGTGGCCAATACCTTTGGTGGAGTAGGCTCTATATGGACTGGGATTGCAGAACATTTTCTTGCTAAAAAAGATTTTCTATTAGCTGAGCTGCGAGATGGTTCTTCTTTTATTCAGTATAGTGTGGAATTTGATCAACATGTTAGTGAATCATTTACTAATAGTGCTAGAGTATCAGATATTGCTAGTACAATGAATTCTTTTAGTAAGTCAAATAGAGATAAACTATTTAATATAGCTAACGGGCATTTCGTTGATGGTCCTATAGGCGATGTATTAGATGCGGTCGTTAGTGCCGGCAGCGCAGTTCTTACAGGAGTGGCTAAAGCAACAGGCTTTAGTGGTCTTGCAGCATTAGGTGGTAGAGGCTTTGCTGACATACCAGAATTTTGGGATGAATCTTATACCAACTTACCTAGTGCCAACTATGAGATTCAATTAAGAACACCTTATGGTAATCCAGCTGCTATTTATACTGATCTTCTACTGCCATTAGCAACCTTAATCGCAGGTGCTGCACCTAGAGCTACAGGTAGAAATTCATGGACGGGTCCTTATCTTTGCAAGTTATGGCAAAAGGGTAGGGTGCAGTATAGTCTAGGTATGATTACTCAAATGAATATCCAAAGAGGTACTGGAAATGTGGGATGGAACATACATGGTCAGCCTTTGGGCATTGATATAAGTTGTACTATTACAAATTTATCTAAGATGCTGTATATGCCTATTAGTGCAGATATTACAGTATCTGATATATTAGGTACCTCAATTTTTGATGAAGATAATAATTTTACAGACTATATGGCTACATTAGCCGCATTAGGTTATGTAGATCAATACTATGCTTTAAGTAGATGGAAGTTAAAATTAGCTAATATACAATCTAATTTTGATTCTTTTGGCAGCATAGATAACTTTTTATTCTTCCAATTAGACCCAACCTCAAATGCGGGTAGTTTATTATCATTAGCTGCTAGACATAATCTTGGTTTATAAAAAAAAACATATTGGAGTATAGGATAGCCTAGGCTATCCTATACTCTATTTTAAATGTCTAAATCTTTCATTAAATCATAAATAAAATCATCAGGACTCACCTCACCATAAACATTATGGTTTATATTAAAGTCATCACAAAATTTATGCACTATAAATAAACTCGTAAATAATTCTAACACAGTTTTAGGTACTTTAGTAACTGCATTATTACAATACAGTATATCACCTATACATTCATCTAAAGAGGCTATCTTAGCCTGTATAGCTAATAAACCTAATATAGCTTGTTTAACTATGTTGCTGGATGTTTTCCCTAAGTTGTATAATTCTTTTCCATTTTCTGTTAAGTTTGGATAAATGTTTTCAAACTGATCTGGACACATAAACAACATCTTTAAATGGAATCTATCATTAGCTATCTGCAGTGGTCTAGCTAATGTTTTACTTGCATTTGAATTAGATACAATTAATTTGTTTACACTCATGTCTGTTAAAGACAATGCTCGATCGACTAATTCTGTATTAGCTTTGCGTCTTTTAAACCTAAGCTTAGGTTTAAGTGCATAATAACCAATACATAAAGCATATAACCAGCCAATACTCTGATGTGACCAATCTATTAAAACTGCCATTTTACTAGCCCTATGAAGAAGTTATTAAGAATGTACTTACATAAAATTAAACATGGACTAAAGTATATTTATTATCTAATTCTAACTGGCAAGCAATAGCTGTTAAGGGATAATAAACTAGAGTATTTAGACTATCCATAGAGGCCGTAATAAAAGGAGATTGATTAAAAATACTCTCTCCGTTTCTAATAACCATATCAAAGCTTGGGCAAATTTGATAAAGTGCACCGCCAAAGAATCTAGAAACGGTTTGTCTACCCATCGCTGCATCATCTTCATTATTAGAATAATTACTCAATAAAGTAACTACAATGTAATAAAGATAATCAGTAGATATTGTGCCCGCATAATTATTAATTAAGTCTAATACGATTCTATAGTTACCTGCTTTAGCACCTACTTCCATTGCCTTTTTGGTAGCATAGATTAAATAATCGCCTGATAAACCAGCACTCGTTAATATACTTGTAGGCTCATTATTACTATTTATCTGTGTAGATAATGTTGTTAATTGAGTACTATTTAAATTAGATAAGATAGGTAATGCTGAAATAACGGCTGTTGAATCTAATCCATTTAAATTATTAGTAAGTACAGTAGCATTAGCTGCATTCAATGCATTAATAGTATCAGATACTGATATTACATTATTAGATCCCATTAAGGTGACTTGAGCCAATGCAGTATTTAAATTAGAAGTAGTTTCTAAACCAATTAGACCCATATCAGTACTGATAGTATTTGCACCATGGGTAGTTGCAAGCGTTAATAAGGTATTAGCATTAGTTATAGTCAAGGTATTAATACCATTAATTAAACTAATACAGTATGTTATACCAATAGTATCTAATAATGTATTTAAATTAGCAATTAAAGTAATTCCATGATTTTGAATGTCAGTGAGTACTGTACCATTATTAGTACTGCCATGAGCCGTTATATAGGCTGCTATGTTAGTAGCTTCTACTTCAGTAATAATGCCTAGCATGATAGTAGGCTGTATACCAGCAATATCATTAAATAATTGAGTCAGTACAGTTAAGCCTAACGTTTGTAATTGAGCTACGAGATTAGTAACAGTACTAATACCATACGTGTTGATACCATTGGCTACTGTAGCTGCAGCTGTAGGATTACTATTAATAACACCAATTAAAGTAGTCGCATCAGTTTTTCCTAATTGAGTGACTATATTGGCTACATTTTTATAAATGTTAGGTGAAGTACTCGTACCAATAGCAGTAATTAAATTAGAGGTATTGGTATAGCCCGAACTATTAATTGTATTAACTAAGTTAGATACTGTCGTTATACTCGATGCTTGAGTAGCTGTTGCAATGATACTCACCTGAGTACTAGTAGAATTATTAAGCAATGGCAATGCATTAGTAGCATTGGTAATACCTAAATTTCTTAATGTATTAGAAATAGAGGTAGGTGTAGTAGTCGATAAACTAACAGTCGCTAAAGCTACACCTGCTTTAGCAATAGGATTGCCACTATAAGTATACCCGCCACCATGATTAGCTGGATATCCTCTAGCCGCATTAAAATCCAATGAGCCTTTAATTTGATTAGTAATAGAGCTAATGTCAAAGAAATGACTCATTTGCCCCATAAAACTCAATCCATTGGTAGTAAAGACTGCTGGTAAGTTTTCTACAGTAATTCCAATTTGACGAGCTTGGTAAAGAAATGTTTCTAAATGATTAACAGTATTTAAAACCCCAGACATTCTTAGTATATTAACTAAGCTTAAATTCCTAGGTATTCTGTTTTGTAAGTTTAAAAGAAACTGTTCTAAATTCTGTCCTTTTAGCAATAGCTGCTGAGCTAGTCCTGGTAAACCTTTAATACCATCTATTAGTTCAGGAGGTAAAACACTTTCTACGTAATCTACTACACTATCAATAGCTAACTCTGCTTGATTTAAAATACCTAATTCTACTGTAGAATAAGGATCAACGGTTACTTTTTCTAAAAAAGGGGATAGTTCAAAATCAGTAGGGAGTATATCTTTGATGGGTGATGGTGCCGGCACTGGTGTAGTGACAGGTTGAGTATTTATACCCAGTGAAGATAAATCTATTTTTGAAAGATCTAAACCATGTGAATTAATAACAGGCATCTTAAAGCTCCATTTTAAACAAAAAAAAATAAGATTAGGTAGATAGCCTAGGCTATCTACCCACATAAAATTTAGCTAAGTTATTTATTGTAAACGAAGAGCACTTCATAAATGGCATAACATGCTATCAGCACTATTAACAATGGCCAGAATGCCATGTATAAAACGAAGGCAATACAGTTATGTTCCTTTAACCACTTATAAGTATTGTATCTAAACTCAATACTCTTTACATTTTTTGGACCTAATAAAGTCATTGTTAATTCCAGCGCTGTGTTACTAAGCGCTCTATGAAAGGCTAATGCTATAAACTTAGCCATATAAACTGATATAATAAAATACCCACCAACTAACCAAATCATTTGAATCTCCTCTTGATGTGAAATATAGGCCATGTAATAGCTATTAGTAATAGCATTTTCCAACTCTTTTCTTTTCTTAAAACAACTGCAGAATCTTTAGTTTCTTTCATAAATGAAATAGTTAATAGACCTGCATAAAGGTAAAGATAGAGTGGCAGTGCAATGGCTGATAAAAGATCTTTATCCATTAAAAGTCCCAATAAGTTCTTAATAACTCTGCATATCCACCTAACGAATAATGAATATTGTTACGTGCCCAATACTTTCTTTTAAAAATGATATTAATAAGTTGACCAAGGAAAGTCAATCTAGCTAGTTCAATGTCTACTCTATAAGTAGAATGCTCAGTAACCGTTAATTTAATCATAATGCATTTTTTAATGTTATCATATTCAACATTTTCCAAATGCACGTCAGCACAAAGTAATTTTTCTAAATGCTTAGCTGATGATAATTTAAGACTATCAATATTAATATCACAAAGATTAATGCCTTTGTTTAATTTTTTGATATCCCAAAGATATTTAGAATACCATTTGTCTATGCGTGTACAAGCAAGAATTAATCTAGCTGATGACTCTGTTAAGTTATAGTTTAACTCTAAAATCATTCTTCTTCCCCATCATCCTCATTGCTAATATCTCTTAGATTATCAACTGATATCTCTAAGGTTTGTGGTTTGTTTTTACGCCATAGCGTTACCTTGATATCCATCTTATCATATTCGAGAATTATTAATCCTCTCATAAACATGCCCCAGGATATCTTAGATTTCGCTAACATTCTAGTGGCATTACCTCTATCAGTAGCTGCTGCCTTTTCAGTCATTTCACCCTTACGATGAAACTTTGCTTTACTGATAAGTGTGTGCCATTGATGAGCCTTTAGATTATTATCGTAGAGTAAAATCCTCCATAATCTAGCCAAGACATTAGTTGTCTCGTAGATACCCATCATTCCCTCTTCAATAACCTTTACCATTGGATTATTAGAAGGAACTTTCTTCTCAGCCATAGCTTACCTCCAGTAATAGTTTTGTTAAAGCCATGTAAGTATTTAATGGCTTAAATGACCTTCTTTGAACATAACCTTTATCATCCTTTGGCGTTAGTTCATATAACCTATTAATGAGTTCAGTAGCTCTTACCCACCCATCAAATAAATCCATTCCATAAAACTTTGAGTCAGGTTTAATATCACTCCATTGATCTAACCTATAAATAGAAGGCTTTCCAATATCCTTATCTTGAGTAATTCTACCCCCTGGTCTTTTCCATTCTTCTAGAATTCTTTCCAACTCAGCTAACATCGTATGTAGACTATAGCTGGCCGCTTCAATTTGATAATGATATAAAACTCTTGGTTCTACGTTAAAAGTTTTCTTTTTAAAGAACTCTTTAAATAGAACACAGCTATCAAATAGCATCAGTTGTTCTTTCTTTATTTTGTATAAAGTTAATTTCCACTTTATAAACAAAATAAAGTATCTAACTTTATTTAACATTTTTTTCTCCTAAGAAATGATATTATCTAATAGATAATATATACATCTTACTAATTTGAAATACTGGAATTTATTTATGGAAACAAACACTAAAGAAGTTATTAGTTTAGAACCTGATAAGGTCATTGAGTTTGCACAGCAAACTCGTATTGAAATGATTACCGATGTAAGCACAGAGGAGCAAAATAAAGTCACTCTGCTTAGAGATTTATCAGCGACTGCATTGACTATTAAACGCCTTAGCACTGATGATAGAAATGCTGCAGCCGATAGAGATATTGCTGCGGCTATGGTTACAGCCATTTCTAATTTATCAGCTAATCCTTTTCTATCGCAAAAAGTTATTAGAAGAGATCTAGAAATGCCTGAATTACCTCCTGTAGAGCTCGTACCGGATGAAACTTCTACTACCCTGGCTGATCTAACATTTGAGGATATTTAAGCTTTAAATCGCGCTGTAGTGAGATTATTTGAATATGACCAATTTCCATTAATAACAGTATAATGGCCCATGGATAATTAAGTAAATCATCTACAATTAGATCAGCCACTTTAGGATTAATAATACCATCATCAATATCATGGTGTACTCTATTAAAGGATATGTAAAGATATTTAGCTAAGTCTTTCCATTCTTCTGATGATAGCCCACTCTGTACGCTAAAATCAGTTGTTAGTTTTATTAACATGTCTATAGCAAGAAACTTATGTTCACTGTTTTTATCTTTTCCATTAGGTAAAGTATAGCCAGTTTCTTCTAGCACTAACATCAGATCATGTATTCCACCTTTACTGATTTGGACATACTGGCTACTGCCTCTAGCTAAAACCTTTTTAAAATGTTGGTAAAAGAAATAATAGCTTTCGTCGTGTAAAATGATGTTAGCTAAAATATTTAAAAGCATGTTAATTTGATAATGTTTCATAGATTCCTCCAAAAAAGGGTATTAATATAGGATAGCATACTAATGTATGCTATCCTATTATTTCTAAAGTTTGTTAATAAATTTAAGAAAATCTTGCTTAGTCGCTACACCTATTTTAGTATCTTGTACCAAACCATCTTTAAAAGCTAAAGTAGTTGGTAGACTCCTAACACTATAGCTATTAGCAAAGGTAGCATTCTCATCAATATCCATTTTATAAATAGTTAATTTTCCTTCCTTTTCTTCTGCTATCTCATTTAATGTTTGAGAAAAACTCTTACAGGCACTACACCACGGTGCTGTAAAGAAGACTAAAATTAAACCATCACTTCCTAATACTTTTCTATCAGTTTCACCATCATTGATATACTCAATAGACACAGGGTACACTCCTTCTTATTGTTCCTTTAAAGTTATCATCATTAATCATTTTAGGTTTAAAGTTATGCACATAAATAGGTAAACCTTTACGCTTAGCTATGTTAATCATACTCTCTGAGCCTTTAGATCGTCCATCCCAGATCACAATCACCTGATCAGCAAAGTTAGCCATTCTATCGTTTCTTATATAGCCAGCTCTTTTACCATGTTTTTCCCAGTCTGCAGGAAATCTTTGAATAGGTATCCAGTTTAATGTAGCCCATTGCTCACCTAATTTATCAGCCCCATTAGCTGTACCAGAAATGACCTCAGTCACATTAAACCCTGAATTTCTAATAGCATTTTCAATATGTTTAATATCATCACAACTTCTACTACCGGCAATAATGGTCTTCATGCAACACTCCATTCTATTAAGTATAATTTAGTATTTTCTTTTACATTAAAAAAGTAAACAACATTGCCAAATACCTTACTTTCTTTAAACCATTGTTTAGTATTATAATCAAAGGTTAAAAAGTGTTTTGATCCATCACTTAAAATAACATTATACTCACCTGATTGCTGTGGTAATTTAAACCCATGTCTTTCTACATAGCTAGATTTCTTACTAGCGACTTGTATTTCAAACCATCGCCTATCTCTTATTAAAGTATTAAAGTCTTTATCAGAAAGTCTATTAACAAAATAAGATAATATCTTAAGTAGGGTTATTTGCATCAGTCGTTTCCTGTTTAATAGGTAATTTAAATGACATATCTCCCAGTGGCATTATTTCTAAATCAAACATAATGTTAAAAGCTCTTTTTATTAACTTAATACTTTCATTATCATACCTTTTATCTACATGTTCTTTAACTGTTTTATAAGGTATAATACAGCCAACGTTAGGCATTCTAAAATGCTTAAATAACTCTTGATGGTATTGAAACCATTCATCAAAGTCATAAAGCATAAACTTATCAAAAGTCTTTTTAATAAACTCTGGCTTTAAGTCTTTAGAGTGTAAATGAACATGATATAATGTTTTAATATCCCAAATGTATTTTAAACCACTAAATAGCTCTAATAGATCTTCTTTAGGCAAAACATAGGGATAGGTATTAATAGTGATAACAAAATCAATGGCTTCAGGATGAGTAGGATTAGCTTTAGACATGGCAACCCTATCTCGGATAATATCAACAATGTTTGTTTTTTTACTCGACTTTAAAATAGATAGATCCCTAGACTCATATCTTTCTTTAACTTTATCATCATCTATTGCTGGATGTAGTAAAGATAAATAATTATGATTTCTTTCTAAGTAATCAGCTTTAGCCAGTGGTATAGCCCAATCTGGATTAATATCTATAACTGTAGAAAAGTAAGTGTCAAATAAACAATCAATATTAATCAATAGTTTACATTCTTCCATAAGGTTACTTCATTAAACAATGATAAACTTTATTAAAGTTAGCAATTCTCATGTCAACATTATTTTCACCCCCATTAGTGATCTTAGTAACTTCTTTAATAACGGCAATAGTGCTGCCTTTATCACAGACCTTCCATAAGTCTTCTTTATCAAAAAAGAAACCAGCCGCTTCTAACGGATACTTAGTGGCTACTAAGTCAGGATTAGCTACTAAGTTTACACCTAGTTTTTTACCTAATAATTCATACCAATGTTTAAAGGTTAATTGAATGTCGCCCCTACCACGGTATTTATAACCATCACCGCTGGATACGTCGCCATTACCATACTTGTTAGCATAAACTAAATTAGCGATGGCTTGTGGCTTATGAGCATATTTGTTAGCTACTTCTAATGTATGAAAATAATGAGGAAAGATCTTCATTAATCCTTCAGCACTGTAATTAAGATTCTCCACACAACAAGAAAAGTTTCCAGTTTCTTCCATACATTGAGATAAGAAATGACTGACTCTAATATTAGTCATTACATTATCTTTAAAGATATTAGGTAAAGCTTCTAATACTCTATCAGGTACTACACCTTTTAATTTAGTTAAATCTACTTTATCATTACCCACTTTATTTTCCTCTGATATTAATTTAAGCCATTGTTCATTGCTAACAATGCCATCTTGTTTATAGCCATTTTCTTTTTGCCACTGTATTACTAAACGTTGTGTTACACCACCAAAATAACCAGAAGGTGCAATACCTAATAGTTTTTGCAGTCTAACAATATCTGCCCCATTATTGCCTTTCTTTAATTCCATTTTATTCTCCTAAACGTTAGAGTCTAAATGCATTCCTAATAATAAAGCTTTTAAAGTTTCTGTACTCGTTGGTCTAGAATTTAATTCTTCTAAATTCTTTAAACTGACTTCACCCGTATCTAGAGTTGATCGTTTATATTCTCTAAAGGCTAATTCATTGCCACCTCGAATATTAATCAATTCTTGAATACCTCGTTTTAATCCCATAGACTCTAAGTTCATAATTTCAGGTAGTGATAGGCGACTGGATTTACTAGCACCTGCTGGCTGTCCCGTTAATGCATCTACAAAGGCACTACTTTCTACCACAGACTTACCCTTACTAACATGTTGAGATTGTCTTCTACAGGGTAAATCTAATATTAGATACTTTTCAGGCGTTAAATACTTTACACCTGTTACTGGGTCAATCATCCATAATTGTTGAAATAAATCTAATCCTAATTCATCCGCTACCTTTAATGCATTGTTAACAGGTACATCTTTAGCTGATATATTGGCAGAGTAATATGGCAATACAATTTCTTCATCAGCTAATTTATCCATTAACTCACCAAAGGCTTCATCAGACAGTGAGTTAAAATGTGTTTTATACATTTGAGTATTTTTATTGCCTGGGAGTAGTTTTTCTATTAAACCTAAAAACCACTCAGTCAGTTCTTTTCGATTACTCATGATAACATTCCTGTATCCGCTAGTAAATAAATCCAATTACTTTCAAAGGCTTGAATATAGGCTTCAATACTTTCAGCCTCACATAACCAGCATCTAATTTCGGTTGTATTTTCAATATGAATTAAATGCTTTCGCCAAAAGTTATTAATGTATTTAATTTGCTCTCTTGCCGTTAATCCATCCATGGTGACTTCTCTGCCACCTGCATCACGGTCTAGCAATGCATTAAAATTAACAGCAGCTTCCAGCCCCATTACCTTATTAATAACAAGGTAACTCTCTTCAACAATGTCATTCATAAAATACCTAGCTATTAAGTTTATGTTTAAATTCTTTTTTATAAGTTACTTTATCATCATTTAACCAATAGGGATGATATAAACCTTTTCTCATTCTAAGAAGATCTAAAGTCGTTAATTGAGGTAATTCAAATTGTTCATACTCTTTAAACGTCCACCATGACCGAGTATTTAAAAGTATGGACCAATCATAGCCTAATGATTTTAGATCAGTGTAGAGCTCTTGAGGCGTACACATGAGGTCATCTGGAAGAGTAGCCCACAATTCTTTAATTTGTAACATCTCAGAAGTAATCTCTAATGCTCTTTGCAAGAATGCATTACTATCAATAATGTTTCTAACAGTTGTTCTTTGTATTTTTACATCAGGTAATAAAGATAATGAATAACTAGTGTTATTACCTTCAAATCCAAAACGACCACTTTCTTTAATATAATGGAACATAGAAAGATGAGGCAGTACACCTTCTCTTTGCGATAGAATTAAATCAACTACAGCACCTGATGGACCACCTTTATTACGTGTTAGTTTTAGGGTAACAATCGTTAAATCAGTACAATCAGGTAGTCTATCGGATTCAATAGCAGGATAGAGTACGCCTGTGCCATAATCTTTATTGTTAAGCATATTGGCATTAAAGATTTCATACAATGCATTATTAATAAATTCAAAGGCTTTAGTAGTACCCGTTACTTTACTACCTTTTTTAGCAAACATGAGTTTATGCTTTTTGGGAGCCATCATGCCCATTTCAAATTCATCGCCTACATGGGCTGTCATCAAAAAATGCATGGATGCATTAGCGGCCATATTAGGCAACTGAGTAATCAATTGCTTTTTAGCTCCGCCTTGTCTCATCCATAAAATGTTCATGCCACTGTCACCAATACTGTTTTTATCAACAATACTTTCTTCATTATTGGTTACTTTTAATTCTGATAATGAATCAATAACGGATATAGTCGGTGGAATGACTAAGATAGGTTTATGTTCTGGTGTGAAAAAAGGTGTAGTTAATTTAGTTATTTTTTTATCTTTTTTAGCTTCAGCAATTTCTAATATCTTATCAAAGTATACGTCACCTAACTCTTCAGCACTGCTCGTTATTTTTACTTTAATGTTTTCTATATCACTGTATTGGTCAGAGTGATCTATTTTAGATAAATTAGGTAATCGTTTACAGAAAGTATTAACCCTATCATAATTAGAAGATACTTCACTATCATAGATGCTCGTACCCATGGGGGTAATTCTATCAGTAGCCACCAATGCAATGTGGTAGATAATACTGGTTTTACCTGCATTACCAGGACCTACTACCGATAAAATATGAGGCATACCGCCTGATAAAATAGATTGTCCATACTCACCAAAGTGATAAGTTCCTGTGGGTATATCTAGCATACTACCGCAGTTATAAGCAGGTCTAAAGGGTGGTATTGAAGATAAAGAAGATAAAAAGTTCATAACAAAAATGCTCCAAAGTGTTATACTGTGTAAGGTAGTTCTTCGTATAAAATAAAGGCTACCAATAATTTTTAAACTCTATGGGCACAAGCTATGTTATTAAGTGATTTAATGGAAAATCAAGAGCATCAAGTAATCCCAGGCAATGAAGCTATTTTAGACTTAAAAGCTTTTAATAACTTCTTTGGTGGTTTTATAGATAGCTTAACTAAAGTATTTGATGCAAAAAGATTGATCCCTTTAATGCAAGGGAAAACCGACGTATATGATGCGGTAAAGAATATTGAAAAATGTACAGTATTTGATTTAGAGCACTTTATTGTACCTACACCGGAATATGTTGTTGGTTTAATAGTACCTTATTTAACTGTATTAGAAGAAGTAACTACAGAATTACTGACAATTGATGATAGACTATTAACCCATTTAGAACAATGGGCTGGTAACATGATTACTGATAAAGAGTATGTTAATAAGGTATGGATTAACATGCCTGAGAAATCTAACATTGTTGAAGTTAATAGTGATAAATTGCATAAGTACTTTAGTGATGCAGCAGGTGATGGCTTAAACGGTCAATTATTTATTAATGTCTATAAAGATGCTAAAGGCTTAAAAGAAGCCGATGTCATGTTGGAAAAGTTAGTAGCCTTATCGTGCAGAGCATTAAATGGAAAGTTAATTGAAAGGGCCAACTCAGTGGCTAAAATGATCCATAGACTCTCTAATGATAATAGAGTAGATTCAGCACTATCTCAAGTCACTGCTGATAAATTAAAACCTATTACTGAATTGACTATTCAAGCGGCTAGAGAATTAGAACTATTAGCTATTTGTTTATTTCAAATCAGAACAGTAAGTTACGCATATAACGAAACATTGACTAAAATTAATGTGCAAATGAAATAAAAAAAAAAGAAAAGATTGATACATAGAGTAGTCAGAGCATATGCTCTGACTACTCTATTTGTTAAATGCTATCCCCCCCCCCATAGCATTTAAATTGATTTGTAAGGGTTAATATATCCATTCTATTAAATTTTCCTCACTGACCTCAAAACCTACTTCCCGATCTCCTTCTTTCCAGAGGTTGGTTAAGACCTCCTTACCGCCATTTGGATGCTCAAGTGTTAATTCCGTTACTTGACGTTTTCCGTCATCAATGAAAATATTACTTACAACCTTTAAAATGTTGTAGGTAATTCCAGCATTAACACTATCCCGAAGATCCATTATTAGATCCCCAGGTTTAAAGTTACTTTCGTTCATTACATTGTCGTAATCAACGAATGAATTCTGGAACTGATCCTCCCCCCCCGTATTTGTAATGAAAAGAGTTTTTGTTAAAATCTTTTCATTGTTCCCCTCGCCCGTGAACATATGGATACAGCCAATGACCGCGTTATCGGATCCAGCATAGTACCCCTTCTCAGAAAAAGGAAATAATTCTGTTTTGATTTTTATATATTTCATATCAAATCTCCTGCCTCTATGAGGACTTTAAAAGTTATAGTAAGTTGGATTACTTATATAAGTTAATCCATTAAAATAATATATACATGAAATT